TACACTGATATTGAACTGAACGAATCAGTTTCTCTTACCACACCTATTCACATTCGTGGTGAGTCTAGTGGAGCCACTGGTTTCCTCAGACACAGTGTAGTAGGCACAGCTCTTACCGCCTATGATATCAACGGAAACTTCTTTGTTGGTGAGAACCTTATCTTCAACGGTGTCCTCGACAACTCCAGATATGTAACTGGTGTTGATGCCGCTACAGTTTCCGATATCAAGTCAGTATTTGGCAATGTAGGTTTGATTACCTTCTCTGCTGACCTAAGACAATCAACTGTATTGTCATTCGGAAACGCTAGTGTAACAGCTGCATCAGCTGCGGGTGTTTCTACTGTTTCTATTCCTCTTGATCAGAATACCACATTCATCGGTATTGTAAGCACTGGAAACATTGTACAATACTCCAGACCATCTCTGGATATCGTTTCTTACGGTAGAGTTACTGGTGTAGGTAGAACCAACTTCACTATCAACGCTGTTGAGAACGTCGCTGGTGTGTGTAATGGTTCACTTCCAACTGCAAATGAGGATGTAAACAACCTCCAACTTCTTGGAACAAGGATTCAGAGAACTGCTGGTTCTGGTAACTTCGCAGATAATGAGTCACTCTACACTATCTTCCCCAAACAGAATGTTTCTTCTGTAAACCTTGATGATTCCTCAATCGTCATCAGAGAACAGTTTGATACCTCTATCACGAATAACTCAACTCCTGTTATCTCAGCGGGGGACAATAAGACATTCTTACCTTTTGATGAGGAAAGATATAATCTTCTTAGATCTGATGGTACTACTGAAGTTCTTACTTCAGATAAATTTGTATTCACCAATGGAAATAAAGAAGTACAGATCAATGGCCTTGGGACAAATGATTCAAACTGTAAGTTAGTCACCACTATCAGAAAGAGTAAGGTCACATCTAAGACTAAACTCAAGTCAGTTTCAGAGAACATTATCATTAGTAAGTCAAGAGACGTTGCATCTGGTATTGGTTCAACAACTCTGGATGATGGTTTGGAGCATGGTAACTTCCCATTTGGTACTAGAGTTCAGGACTCTGTTATCTCACTGAACCAACCTGATGTAGTTAACATCTACGGTATCTTTGAGTCTAAGGATACTTTAGATCCACAATGTCCAAGTATGACCACGGCGTCTTTGGATGGACCTACTGCAACCACTAATGATCTTATCATCGGTGAAACTATCACTGGTACTGTCAGTGGAGCTAAAGCCACTTACTTGGTAAGAAACAATGATATCGGTATCAGTTTCACATATCAGAACCTCACAAACTTCCAGAGTGGTGAAGTAATTACCTTCTCACAATCTGGTGTAAACGCAGTCGCCACAAACATCTTAGCTGGATCCATCAATAGAACCAAAGACTTTATCTTCAATAATGGTCAGAGGGGTTCTTACTATGATATCTCAAGGATTATTAGAAAGGCTCAGGCTGATGTCCCATCAAGTAAACTGAGAGTTTATTTTGAGAGAGCTTACTACAGTGATTCTGACAATGGTGATATCACCACAGTAAATTCCTACAATCTTTTTGATTACTCAAAAGAGATTCCTGTAGTTGATGGAAACAGAACTTCAGACCTGATCGATGCAAGACCAAGAGTTGCACCTTATACCGTAACTGAAGGGGCTAGATCACCATTCGAATTCGAGGGTAGATCATTCGATTTAGGTAATGATGGAAACCTCCACAGTAGTGAGTTTATTCTCGCCTCTGATGAGTCGATGAATGTTGAGTACTCATACTATCTCCCAAGAATTGATAGGGTTTATATCAATGGACAGAATACAATCAACGTCGTTACTGGAACACCAGATGATAATCCAACTCTCCCTCAGGAGATATCTGGAGCACTGAACATCGCTAATGTTTATCTTCCAGCCTACTGTTTCAACGCTGAAGATGTAGAGGTCAAGTTTATTGACCATAAGAGATATCAAATGAGAGATATCTCAAGACTGGAACAGAGAATCAAAAACCTTGAGTATTACACTTCACTCAATCAACTTGAGTCAGCCACCATCAACCAGTTTGTTGAAGATGCTAACGGACTCAATAGATTTAAGTCTGGTGTATTCGTTGACAACTTTACGTCTCTACAACCACAGGATACATCAATTGGCGTAAGGAATAGTATTGACACTAAGAGGGGTGTTTTGAGACCTTCTCACTACACTACGGCCATGAATCTTCAGTTGGCTACCAACGCCGTTACAGGTATTGGAACAACCACAGCCGCCAACCAGGATCCAAGATTTGCTGATATCGTTGGTAATGGTATTAAGAGAAGTAATCAAGTTATCACTCTCGATTACACTGAGAGCACTTGGTTAGAACAACCTTACGCCACGAGAGTTGAAAGTGTCACTCCTCTCTTGATTAAGTTCTGGGCAGGTAACCTCGAACTCCAACCAAACGTTGATGTTTGGATTGATGTCAACCGTCTTGAGGTTCGTGATGTTCTTCAGGAAGGTTCATTCCAGGGTATCGCAGAAGCTCTTCAGACGGAAGTTACCACAGCTGCTGATGGCACAAGAACTGGTGTAAGTCCTGTTATCTGGAACTCCTGGGAAACCACAGGTGTTAACGTTGACCTCACACTCAATAATGACCAGGCATCCAGAGATGTACAAACCAATAGAGCTTCAAGAGTTGGAGTTGCTGGTCGTATTATTGAGGTTGGTACACAGGTTACTCAAACCGTTACAAGTAATAGACTTTCGATCAGTGGTAATACCACTCTGAACCAACAGAGAACAGGTACACAGTTCATTGTTAATGAACAGATCGATACTGAGTCACTGGGTGATAGAACAGTAAGAAGAGATGTCATCCACACGATGAGAACTCGTGACATTCAGTTCACCTGTAAGACTCTGAAGCCATTCACTCAAGTCTATCCATTCTTCGATGAGATTGATGTAAGTAACTTCTGTTCAAACAAACTCATTGAGATCACTATGACAAGTGGTACCTTTGAGATTGGAGAAACGGTTCGGGGTAGAATGAATAACGATGGTGTAGAACTTCTGGCTATCGCCACTACTCCTCGTATCGACTTCAGAGTTGCAAACTCCAACCATAAGTATGGTCCTTATAACGCACCCACCGATGTTTATAACATCAACCCATACGATAGAGACAACCAGGTTCCTTCAACTTATTCTGAGTCAAGTACAACTCTGAATATTGACACCTTCTCACTCTCCTCTGATGACTATCCACAGTTTGATGGATATGTTGCACCAGGAATGATTCTGATCGGTCAGTCAAGTGGAGCACAGGCCGTTGTTTCTCAGGTAAGATTGATTCCTGACAACGTTGGTACTCTGATTGGTAACTTCAAAGTTCCTGATCCAGCCAACCCATCTAATCCAATCTTCGATACTGGCAGATCACTCTTCAGACTTACAAGTAGTCCTATCAATAGTACTATCTCTGGAACATTCACCACCTCTGCAGAAGAGACCTTCTACTCACAGGGTGATATTGATACCACTCAAGAGGTCACACTATCACTGAGAAACGCAAGAGTTGATACTCTGAACAGAGAAGAGGCAAGATCACTTACAACTGGTCAGGTTCAATCCAATACTGTCACTATTGAAAGTGTATCCAATATCAACGTTGATACTCAGATTAGAGACGTAACACCTCCACCTCCTCCACCGCCACCACCAAGACGTGGTGACCCACTGGCTCAGACCTTTAGTGTCGATGACACAACTGGTATCTTCGTGACTGCTTGTGACGTGTTCTTCTTCGAGAAGGATGACAACATCCCTGTCACAATGGAACTCAGATCAACTGAACTGGGACAACCAACAGAAACTATTCTCCCTTACTCAACAGTAGTAAAGGAAGCTGCTGATGTTGTAACCAGTACCGATGGTACAGTACCAACTAAGTTTGAGTTTGAAAGTCCCATTTATCTGAATCCAAATACGGAATACGCTGTTGTTCTCCAATCGGTTACAACAACTTACAGTGTATGGATCTCAAGAATGGGAGAGGCGGATGTAAGCACTTTATCTTCAGAGGCAGGACAAGTTCTTGTTACTGAACAGCCATTACTTGGTTCATTGTTCAAATCTCAGAACGCCTCGGCATGGACTCCATCTCAATATGAGGACTTGAAGTTCACAATGTACAGGGCCGATTTCAACCCCTCAGGTTCACTGGCATTTGTCAACCCAGATCTACCAACATCTCTGTCTAGAATCCCAGACAATGGATTGTCACTTGAATCTAGATCTATCAGAGTTGGTTTAGGGACCACTGTTCAGGATAGTGATCTTCAGTTTGGTAACACAGTATTCCAGTCTGGTAGAGATGGTACAGGAACATTGGTAGCACTGGCTGGTTCGGCTACTGGCAATATGTCAGTCACTAACGCTGGTGTTGGATATACTCCAGCATCTTCACCACCACACTTTACCTTCACTGGTGTTGCTCTCACAGCAATAACTGGTCTTGGTATCAACGCTACGGCTGATATCACCATACAGAACGGTGTGGCTATTGCAGCTACCATCGCAAATGGTGGTGTTGGTTATAGAGTGGCTGATGTCCTGAGACCAGTCACTGTAGGAACTGAAGGATTGGGTGCAGGTATTGAATTGTCTGTATCAAACATCCAAGGTGAGAATCAACTCGAACTCACCGATGTTCAAGGCACATTTGGAACTGGAGCTACTCAGATTCTATCGTTCATCAATAGTTCTGGTGTATCCACGACTCTCAACTCTACTGTTGGTTCAGATGTGGTTCCTACAGATGTCACTGAGGTTATCAGTGGTGATGACTTTAGAGTCTTCCAAAGAAACCACGGAATGTACTCTGACGTAAACAGAGTGACATTGACTGATGTGGCTTCGGACGTAGAACCTACTACACTTAGCAATCAGTTCTCCAATACTGATACCACATTGATGACACTTGAAAGTGTCGATAACTTCGGAACTTTTGAGAATGTAAGTGTGGCAAACACCAACCCAGGATATCTCAAGATTGGTTCTGAGATTATCAAATACACTGGTTTGGACGGTAATACTCTTACTGGTATCACAAGAGGTATTGATAACACAGTTATCTCTACACACGCTGGTGGAGAACTTGTTCACAAGTATGAAGTGGATGGTGTATCTCTCTTGAGAATCAATAAGACTCATGAACTGAGTGATTATGATGGAACTGCACCTATCACCTTGGATACCTACAACCTTAGTGTTGATATGGGACAATCTATTTCAGGTGATACAGTTTCTATCGATAGAAGACCTGGTAACGCAGGTGGATTCCCAGCACTTTACTTCAATAGAAATAAAACGGCTGGTGGAATTGATGTGAGGGGAACATACAACCTTCCATTCACTCAGATCATTCCCAAGATCAATACTATTGTTCCAACTGGCACAGCAATCTTCAATAATGTTAGAACCATTACTGAGTCAAGTGTAAATGGAACTGAACCATCATATGTTGATAAGGGATTCCAAAGCACATCACTGTTCCAAACAGTAACCTTTGATTCTCCAAGAATGGTGGCCTCAAACTTGAATGAAGGTTTGTTGTTGAATAATGATTTGTTCCTTGGTAATAAGTCAATGACCTTTACCCAGGACCTTGTAACTGGTGATTCACGAATCAGTCCAGCAATTGACCTGAATGATACATCTGTTATCTTCACCAACAATAGAATTAACCAACCAGTTACCAACTACGCAACTGATCCAAGAGTTAATACTATTGAGGATGATCCCAATAGATTCGTCTATGTTACCAAGAACATCGTTCTTGAGAACCCTGCAACTTCACTCCAAGTTCAGTTAGATGCCTATGTTTCAAACTTCAATGATATCAGAGTATTCTACGCATTGAACCAAGACGTTGAAGTTTCAGAAACGATCTTTGTTCCATTCCCTGGATACGCTAATATTGATATCAATGGATCTGTGATCAACCCATCAAACAATGATGGAACACCTGATGTTCTTGTTCCTAAGACTGACTCTTATTCACAGACACCTTCTCTGAACCTCTTCAGAGAATACAAGTTCACAATCGATGAACAGGTGGCCTTTAGATCATTCAGAATCAAGATCATCGGAACATCAACCAATATGGCTATTGTTCCACAAATCAAAAACCTGAGAGCTACATCATTTGCATAATGTCACTTATACCAGTTGAAGGAATGGACGGTTTTTTCAGAGACTCTGAAACAAACGCCATCGTGAATAAAAATAATGAGGACTATCAAGCCTACATCGCGAACAGAAAAAAACTCCTCTCCAATCAGGAGAGGATAGATTCCTTAGAGGATAAAGTTGATACTATACTTGATATCTTATCCTCTCTGGCTAACAAAGAATAAATAGAAAAAATAGAAGTTTAATAAATGGCGCAGCCCTCCTCTAGACAAGAATTAATCGACTACTGCTTGAGGCAACTAGGGGCTCCTGTATTAGAAGTCAACGTTGCTGAAGAACAGATACAGGATTTGGTTGATGATGCTATCCAATTCTTCCAAGAAAGACACTTTGATGGTGTTGCTCAGGTATACCTGAAGTATCAGATTACTGAAGATGATGTAAACAGAGGTAAAGCAAGACCTCCTGGTGCACCACCTACTGAGGCTGGAACTACTGGTATATCAACCACATCTGCTACTACAAATATCGTAGGAACTGCAACAACATTCAATTACTACGAAAATAGTAACTATCTTCAAGTTCCCCCATCTATTATTGGGGTCAATAAGGTATTCCAATGGGATGATGCTCAGGGACTAAACACTTCGAATATGTTTAGTTTCAAGTATCAGTTGTTCCTCAATGATATCTACAATTGGGGCAACCTTGATCTATTGTCATACTCAATGGCAATGACATACTTGGAGACAATCAACTTCCTAACCAATACTCACAAACAGATTCGATTCAACCAGAGACAAGATAGGTTGTATCTTGATGTAAGTTGGGATACTTTGAAAGAAGGTGATTTCATTATCATCGATTGTTTCAGAGCGATGGATCCCAATGACTATGCAAGAGTCTGGAATGATTCATTCTTGAAACCATACACTACTGCTCTGATCAAGAGACAGTGGGGTATGAACCTCATCAAGTTCCAGGGTGTAAAACTACCTGGTGGAATTGAATTTAATGGTAGACAAATCTATGAGGATGGTCAGAATGACCTTGAGAGAATCAGAGAAATGATGTCAAGCACATATGAACTACCACCCATGGATCTTATTGGGTGATGCGTTATGGCACTTAATCCCTTCTTTCTTAACGGATCTCAGACTGAACAAAGTTTAGTTCAAGACCTCATAAACGAACAACTCCGTATGTATGGAGTTGAGGTATATTACATGCCTCGTTCTTATCTGAAGACCAATACCGTTATCAAAGAGGTTATTCAGTCCGAGTTCAATAATGCATATCCTATCGAGGCATATGTTCAAAACTATGAAGGGTATGGTGGACAAGGGACTATCCTTTCCAAGTTTGGTATTGAAGAGAAGGATGACCTGACTCTCGTTATTTCTCAGGAAAGATATTCAAACTATATTGCCTTACTAACAGACGGGTTACCAAACCTCGAACTTACAAATAGACCAAAGGAAGGGGATATCATCTACTTCCCATTGGGTGATAGGTTGTTTGAGATTAAGTATGTTGAACACGAACAACCATTCTATCAGTTACAAAAGAACTATGTTTATGAACTGAGATGTGAACTCTTCCGTCTTGAAGATGAAGTTATCGATACTGGTGTTGATGATATTGACGATGAGATCGAACAACTCGGTCACATTCAAACACTCACACTTATTGGAGCAGGTATAGGCACAGCAGCCACAGGTATTGCATCACTGTGTGCATCTGGAGCAGTTCAAACAGTCCATATCACGAATATGGGTAAGAACTACGCTTTCCCTCCTCAAGTTGCATTCTCATCAGCTCCATCTGGTGGTGTTACTGCTACTGGAATTGCATCCATCACCTTTGACTATCCTGGATGTTTTGGAAGGTCAGGTAGAGTTGCAGCAGTTTATCTCACTAATGCAGGTTGTGGATATACTGAGGCACCATGGATTACCTTCACTGGTGGAGGTGGATCGGGTGCTGCTGCCACAACTGGTATCTGTACCACAGGATCGGTTCAAACTATCACCATCACGGGTGGTGGAAGTGGTTACACATCAGCACCTATTGTTACTATTACTGGTTCTGGAGCAACAACTGCAACTTATAATCAGTTTGATTCCACATTCAAGACATTCGATTCTACACAACACGAGTTCGATGATGACAGAGTGTATAATCCACAGTTGGTCGGTGCTACTGGTGTTTCTACTATCAGTAGTGCAGGTATCGTTACAGGTGCATACATAATCAATGCTGGTTGTGGGTACACTGAGGTACCAGAAGTTACATTTGCAGAACCAACTGTTGTTGGATTCGGAACCACTGTTGGTATCGGTACATTTGCATTCAATGAGATCGTTATTGGTCAGGCCAGTAGAACAACTGCACGTGTCAAACAGTTCACAAGATCATCGATGGAACTCGAAATCGCCATAGTTGATGGATTCTTCACACCTGGAGAACTCATTGTTGGTGAAGAGTCTGGTGCATGTTATCAACTCAGTGGCCAAGAGGAGTATGACCTTGTAAGTGGATTTGCAGATAACGACAATATCGAGTTCGAAGCAGATCAAATCATAGACTTCAGTACTAGTAACCCATTCGGGATGCCGTAAAGGTTGTTAAATAGAGGTATAACTTAACCAAGATTATGTTTGAATATTTTTATAACGAGATCTTCAGATCAGTTATCATTGGATTTGGATCTCTTTTTAATGACATAGAGGTCCGCCATAAGGATGCAAATGATGATACATTTAGTATCATCAAAGTTCCTCTTGCCTATGGACCTACTCAAAAGTTCCTGGCCAGAATGGAACAAGAGGCTAACCTGAACAAACCCATTCAGATGACACTTCCTAGAATGTCATTTGAGTTCAATGGTTTGGAGTATGACCCTACAAGGAAGTCCACAAAAACTCAAACATTTTTGGTTGAAGGACCAGACGGAACAAGTATTAGTAGAGGATATCTTCCAGTTCCTTACAATATGAAAATTGAGTTGTCAGTGATGACCAAACTCAATGAAGACGCTTTACAAGTAACAGAACAGATACTTCCATACTTCCAACCTTCTTATTCTCTTCCTATCAAGATAGGTGGTAATGTTGATACCACAGTGAATGTTCCTATTGTATTGAATAACATTCAGATGTTGGATGAGTATGAAGGAAACTTTGATACAAGAAGAACACTCGTTTATACATTCTCTTTTACAGCAAAAACCTACATCTACGGTCCTACCAAGGATGTATCCGACAACATCGTTAAGAGAGCAAGAGTTGGTTATGTTGCTGCTGGTACAGGTGCTATCACAGCCGATGGAACATTGGCATCTACATCCTATCAGAGAGATGTTACTTATTCAGTAACACCAAGAGCCGTTAAGGACTATGATGGTGTTGTTTCTACTCTGGTGGCAGAGAACGTAGACCTCTCAACCACAGTATTTGAAGTAGATGATGGATCTAAACTCACTCAAGGAGAATATATCTACATCGGAACAGAGAGCATGTACGTTGAGTCTATCTCTACTAACAAGATTGTTGTAAGAAGAGCACAAGACAATACAACTCTTGAGAATCATGTTAAAGGATCAAAGATATTCACCCTCACTGAAGCAGATGATGCTAAGATTGAGTTTGGTGATGACTTTGGTTTCAGTGGTAACTATGGGTGATAAACATGGCAAATTTTGACAATCTAGACAGAGAGTTTGATGTAAAACCTGTAGAGGCTGAAGTGATTAAGGATATAGATGCCAAGATCGAAGAGAAGGCAGAGATCCTGAAAGCAAAGACCACTGATGACATAACCAAAGACTATGAGTACACCAGGGGTAACCTGTACTCTATCATTGAGAAGGGACAAGAGGCACTCAATGGTGTTTTAGAACTGGCTCAAGAGAGTGAGATGCCTAGAGCATATGAAGTTGCTGGACAACT